GCAGGCGCTGAGCATCGCGGGCGCTAGGATGGCGAGGACGGCCGCGCGGGTGGCGGCTGTTGGCTGGAGGGTACGCACGACTGAAATCCCACAGAGCCGGCTTCGACAGCCGGCAGACATCCGAACCTCGTGGTTGTGGCAGATCCGAGAGGCCCGGCTTCGGCGGGATCGTGGCGAATTTTGCTTAGGATCGGGTAAATGAGGCTTTTTGCGCTCACGCGCCTGAGGGCGCTCCGCGAGGGCTGCGGCCCGAAGGATTGAGCCGGGGCTGGGAAAAGTCCGGCTTGAGGCTGAGGGCTGTGGCGCGTATAGGGGGGCCGTCCGGAGGGATGGTCGAGTGGTTTAAGGCACCGGTCTTGAAAACCGGCGTGGGTGCAAGCTCACCGTGGGTTCGAATCCCACTCCCTCCGCCAGCGACTCGCCTCAGGGCTCCTCATGCCACCTCACAGCATCGGCCCCGCCTCTGTTTTTCTTGGTGATTTTCCATCCGCCATCCTCATTCCGCCTCATGCTTCCCCTGCAAATCGTTGTAGCGTGCCGGGGTGAGTGCCGGGGTGTCGCGTGTCGCCCCGGCACAGATTGGGGGGTGAAACGATGGCGCAGACGATCAATCGGCTGTCAGCTCGCGGCGTTCAGACGATCTCGAAACCGGGTCGCCATAGTGACGGCGGCGGGCTGTACCTCGTTGTGGAGAGCAGCAAGGCCAAGCGGTGGGTGTTCATCTATCGGAGCCGGCAGCAGCGGGTGATGCGCGGCGGGCGCCTGGTTGGCGTAGAGCGGGAGATGGGGCTGGGCGGACTGTCGGCCGTGGGTCTCGCACAGGCGCGAGAGCTTGCCAGCCAGGCGCGGGCGCTGCTGGCCGCCGGCGGCGACCCGCTCATTGACCGGCGAGACCGGGACCGAGGCCAGCGCCTGGAGGCAGCAACTCGATCGAAGACGTTCGGAGATGTCGCGGACGAGCTCATCGCATCTCGCTCGCCGGGCTGGCGGAACGACAAGCACCGCGCTCAGTGGGGCATGACGCTGAAGACCTACGCCGCCCCGCTGCGAGACAAGGCCCCGGCGGAGATTACGACCGAGGATGTTGTCGACGTGCTCTCCCCGATATGGATGGCAAAGCCGGAAACGGCGGCGCGGACGCGAGGGCGGATCGAGGCCGTGCTGGATGCGGCCCGCGTGCGCGGCCTCGTCAATGCCGGCGCGGCCAACCCTGCGCGCTGGCGGGGCCACCTTGACCACCTGTTGCCGAAGCACTCCCGCCGGCTCAAGCGCCACCACGCAGCATTGGATTGGCGCGAACTGCCAGCATTCATGAAGGACCTCGCCCAGCGCGATGGCACGTCGGCGCGGGCGCTTGAATTTTGCATCCTGACGGCTGCGCGCATCGGTGAAGTGCTCGGCATCCGGTGGCAGGAGATCGACCTTGGGGCCGCGGTGTGGGAGTGCCCTGCGGATCGAATGAAGGCGGGCAAACCGCATCGCGTGCCGCTTTCGCCGGCCGCTGTGGCGGTGCTGTCGAGGATGCCACGCGGCGAGGCAGAGTCGCTGGTGTTTCCGGGTGCGAAGGCGGGGAGGCCGCTATCGAACATGGTGATGGCCGCGCTCTTCAAGCGCATGAAGCGAGACGGGATCACGACGCACGGGTTTAGGTCGACGTTCCGCGACTGGGCGGGCGAGGCGACGCAATACCCCCGCGAGATCTGCGAAGCCGCGCTGGCGCACGCCGTGGGCAACGCTGTGGAGCAAGCCTACCGCCGGGGCGATGCACTGGAGAAGCGGCGCGCGCTCATGGCGGATTGGGCGACGTACTGCGCCGGGATCGCTTCGGCGAAGGTGGTCAAGCTGACAGTGAAGAGGGGGCGCAGCAATGTCTAAAGCGATGAGCCGCTCTCCAATTCCGGCGCATCTTAAAGCCCAAGGAGACGACGCCGCCAGGGTGGCGGATAGCAAACTCGTGAGTGAACGTTTGCAGATCGCGTATCGCGATCGGGGGCGATCATGCGGTTCGGCGCTATCGCTGGTGGATAAATGTATCATCGACAATATTCGTCGACTCGGGGCCGCGCGCGTACTTGCTGATGAACTGGCAGATCAGGCTCTCAAGAGAGGGCTTCTACTGAACGCCCTCCAGTCGGCCGATGAGCTTTTCGCAGGCAGGCCTGCTGATGCAGATGCGGCCTGCACGACAGCGCTTCGCGCCCTGATGCAGTACGCTGGAATCAGAAGCGCCGCTCTCGAGCACTTAGCTGGCACTGTTTTAACGGCGAAGGCGATCGAGGAGGAGCAAAGGTTCGAGGGGCGACTGGCGGGCTTGATTGAGATTTTGATTAAAGGTGCGGGGATTTCGGCCGAAGCCGTATACGCGGGGCGCGATGAGACCGCAAAGCGGCTCAAGGATCATGCTGCCGCACATGCGAAGAAGAAGGGCTACCAGTGGGCCCGCCGCATAGCCAAGAAGAAGGATTCTCCGCCAGATGGCACCGGGAAAATGCGGGGAGTTCACACCCGGATCGCCGCAAGTATCGACTGGGAGTTAGCGCTGGGCTCAATCGCAGACCCTCAGCGCAACATCGAACTTATGCCGCTTTCTGGGCGCGCGCTTGATGAGCACTACGTCGCGCGGTTGGAAGTTATGGGCCTGTGGTTGCAGGCGAGGCAGGATGTGATTGGGCCATCCGCGCGATCGGTCCGGAAGCTAGATGCGGTTCGATCTGACCTGAAGAGATGGGTAGAAGATCGCGCTTCATTCTATTTTTCGACCACGCCGGTAGAGCCAGGCGGAGGGAAGCAGTTTTATGCCGCTGTCGAAGCCACGCGGCACCTGCATAAGAAATAGATATCTTATGCAGGAATCGTGAGCGACCTTCCGAGCACCCGAAGACACCCCATGAGGGTTTTTGAGGAGTGTGGAGATGGTTTCCCAGCCTAGCATTGTTTCGAATGATCCGTTCGCTCCACTGGCATATCGGTTGCCGCAGGCAGCCGTGCGGGCCGGCGTCTCTGTTAAGACGATGCAGCGTTTGGTTTACGAAAAGAAGCTGCCGAGCTTCAAGCTCGGGGGTGCTCGTCTGATCCACGCGGCCGTTATCGACAAGCTGATCGCTGACGCCATGGCGGCAAGCGAGCCCGCTGGTGCTGGCCAATGAGCGATGCATCACTCAAACCGGCTCCGCCGATGATCCACTTCGGCCGCGCGCTCGGGTTCCGGTGCGAGCGGTGGGAAGAACTTCGGCGGGAGATCCACGCGGTGGACGTCAGCACCGAGCTGACAGATGAGCAAAAGGCCTCGATTGGGAATCCGCGGATTGATGAGTTTGCGGCTCTCTCGAAGCAGATCGTTCGCCTGGGAGCCGTTAAGCTCGATCACCTCGCCGGAATGACGGACCATGAGGCGATTGCGTTTCTCGCGAAAGTGGCGGCCGGTGCCATCACGCCGGCGCCGCTGCCACCGCAGCCGCAGACCGGGGGAGCCTGACGCGATGCTCAAGCCCTCCGATCTCATCGGCCGCCAGGTGCACGGAACCGCTGCCATTCTAGGCGCCCTTCCTCGCACGCCGCAGACGCTTGGTGCTGTGGCGCAGATCGCGGCGCTGGGGCGCCCGCCCCTCGCCGCCGGCGGACTGATGCGCTGGGCACTGGTAGTGCCGGCGGAGCGCCTGGGCGCGATCGGCGCCCTCACCGAACGTTATCACGCGCCGCAAGTAGCTGCGGCGCCGACCATCGAACATCACCCGGCACCTGTTTGCGTTTCAGCCGACCATCCGAAGCGCAAACGGGCCGGGCGGCGGAGATCGCGCCCTGCTCTTCATTAGGGGGAACGATCATGTCAAATCCGAACGGCTACCAGGGCGGCGGCGCAGAGTACGGCGCACCGCAGTACGCTCCGCAGCAGCCGACAATGCGGCCAGTGGGCTCGCAGCCGGCACCCGCTTACGATGCCGGGGCCGACCCGTGGGGGAAGGCAGCAGCGCCCAGCGCGCCGGCGGCGCCACCGTCGCAGGCCGCCTCTGCTGCGGCAGCGTTGGCCGTCGCGGGTGACGATGCTGTGTATCTGTCTCGCGCGTATCAGGCGCATGGAGAAGAGGTGCGGGTGGTGCGCTTTCGGCGGCCGACTGGTCGCGATGCCGCGCAGTGCGGATACCCTTTCCGCGTGGTGCAGTCGCCGGGCTCGCCCGATGGGATGGAGTACAAAGTCATTCCAGAGTCGGTGTCAAAGCTGATCGTTGCGCTCTCCTCACCGCCACTCCCGCGCTCCACCGTTGACGCGATGGATATCCGCGACTGGACGGCCTGCAGCGGCAAGATCAACGGTTTTTTTCTGGAGTGATCACGGGCGACGGTGAAGAGCCGTGGCCGCTCGATGCCTGTTTCACGTTGGCGTATGCGTTCAAGTGCTCGCCGCTCCAGTTCTACGATCTCACCTTTGACGAGCTCGAAGACACAGCGCGGCGTGCAGATAGGATGATGAGGCGGCTGCGAAAGGCGCGCCGGCGCATTGGACCTTCGCGGACGTGTTACCATTGTCGACGGCGCCACGCCGACGCTGAGGAAAATTCAGAACGCGCTGGGATCACTCGGCAAGATGACCGGCCGCGGCGGTGGGGTGAACACACTCCTCAGTGGCAGCGCACGCGGAGCGCCCGCTGGCTCGATCGGCTTCGGGATGACTGCGTTCGGGTTCACCGCGCTGATCGGCGCAACAAAGGAATGGAACGACGCGATCTGGGGGGCGAACGCCGCGCTCCTCGCGAACAAGGAGGTGCAGGATAAGGTGGCGGCCGGCGACATGCCCGGCGCGATCAGCCTCGCAAAGACACAAACCCAAGAGCTGGCCGACCAGGCCATGCGCCTCTCGCGCGAGCTTAAACTGCTGCCGGAGTTGTTCGGAAAGGCGGGGATGGAGGCGACCAAGATGGGCCTCAACTATCAACAGTCTCAGGCCATCATGCGCGCTTCGGCGGCGGTCTATATGTCGGACAACCAAGCCGATCCGGGCGACATTGCGAAAGCGCTGGGCACCTACGGGTTGCTCTACGGGCAGGAGACGGACCCCGACGCCTACGCTAAGCAGGTATATCGACGCGCTAGCCAGCTGTCCTTTGCCGGCGCGAAGACGCGAACCTCCGCCTCTGCAATCGAGGGCGGCGCACGAAACTACCAGGGCATTCACGGCGCTTTCGGCGGCCGGTTTGAGGATCTGATCGCGCTCATCGCAACGGGCTCGCAGGCGGCACAGTTCGAAAAGGAAACAGGCACCTCGCTCAAGTCGCTGCAGGCGCGCTTTCTTCGCATGCCGGCGAGTGGCTACGCGGCCATGTCCGGGGCTGGTATCGACATCAAGAAGTTTATGGATTTCGGCGCCGTCGATCCGATGCGAGCGACGAACGCAATCATTCAATCATTCCCTCAGCAGTTGGGCAAAGGTGCACGCGGGAACGTGCTCAAGTTTTTGGAAAAGGCGCAGCGCGAGGGCCGCCTCGGAAATCCCGAGATCATCGCAGAAACGATGGGCATGCTCGAAAAGAATGGGCTCAAGTTTGCCGGCGACGAGGACCGGGACGCGGCATATGGCAAGCTGGGCGCGCTCATGCACGGTTCCGGCGGAAACTTCGATCCTATCGCCCTGCTCGCGGAAGTGTCCAAGGCTGTCGAAGAGGGCCGCGCAACACCCGGCCTGCTCGGGATCATCGGTGAGGGCAAGCGCGTGCATCAGTACGCCGCGCTGCTCAAGCTGTTCCCCGAAATGCTGAAGTTGCGCGACGAGCTGATCGCTGATGACGGCAAGTACCTGGAGACGGTCGAGAAGGCCTTTCCCGAGTCAATCGGCTGCTTTCCAGCGGCTGCAGATTGCGATCATGAGTAACGAAGGGCTGCTCACGTTCATCACGGGCCTGGAGCGCGTTTTCGAATGGGCATCGAAGCTGCCGCCCGAACTGACGGCCCTGGCGCTTGGCGCCGTAGCAGCGCGCGCTGCGTTGGGTGGCTTGGCGTGGATCTTCGGCGGTGCGCTGGGCGCAGCCATGGGCCTTGTCGGCGGCTTCGCGCGTATCCGCGGCGCTCTGGCGGTGTTCACGGGTTTCTCAGCTGCGGCGGCGGCCGGGGCGCCGCTTCTGGGCTTTCTGACGAAACTCGCAGGCCTCGCTGGGGATGCGGCGAAGGGGATTGGCAAGCTTGGAAAGGCCGGCGGGTTGTGGGGCGGCGCGAAGATGGCCGCGAAGACCGGGCTGCGGTTCATACCTGGGATCGGATGGGTTGCCACCGCGGCCGGGCTCGCATGGGGCGCGTACGATTATTTTTCCGGGGACGAGGAAGCAGAGGGCGGATCGGAGGCGCCGGCGGCCGGAGGCAAGCCCGCAACCGATTGGCGAACTGGGAAGTATGGCGCGTTCTATCATCCCGACGAGGGCCCGTCGAAGTTCGACGCACAGGACCTCACCAAGTCCGTTGCCGACGCCGAAAGCGGCGCCAATCGCATTCGCGATGCGTTCTCGATGGACCTCTCAGAGCAGGGGCGGCAGATGGGCGCCACGCTTGCGGCGGGCATTCAGGCATCCATCCCCGGCGCGGTCGCAGCGGCCAGTAGTCTCGCAGCGCGCGTGAAAGCGGCTGCGCAAGCCCCGGTGCAGCTGAACACTGGCCCCAACATGCAGCCGGCGAGGTAGAGCGATGTTCGGGGCGCAGACGACACAGCAGTCGAGAAAGGCGCCCAGCGCAAAGCCGCGCGTGCCGGCGCCGGCCGAAGAGACCGTGCACCGCGCGATCGTTGCGCACCTGGCCCACCGGGCCGTCGCTGGCGTGGTGTGGTGGCATACGCCGAACGGCGAGGCGAGACACGCCGCGATCGGCGGCAAGCTCCGCGCGCTGGGCACGCGGCGAGGGATGCCGGATCTCATGTTCATGCGTGCCGGCACGCTCTACGCGCTCGAGCTGAAACGCGAGGGCGGGAAGGTATCCGACGCGCAGCGGTCGATGCTTTCGGAGCTGGAGGCGGCCGGCGCGGTGGTTGCGGTGGCGTACGGGCTCGATGACGCTCTTTTGAAGCTTGGCGAATGGGGGATGCTGCGATGAGACCGCCGTAATGAAAACCGGCCCGTCGTTTCCGCCGAGCCGATCTCAAATGCCCAGTGCCGCGTCTCGCTTGTACCGGTGCGGTAGCCGCCGCGCCGAACGAAAAACGCACGCAGTCGTTCTACTCCTGTTCGCGTTCGGACGCCAGCGTGCTCGCTGTTGGTAGAGCAAATGTCCACGCGATCCACAGACGCGCCCAGCGCGCAAATCGGCCGACGAGACGAGCCGCCAAAACAATACTGGAGCCACCTTTTCCCGGACGAGATGGAGCGCGTTCTCGATGCGCTGCGGCCCGATGACGTTCCGCGCTTCTTGCGCGTTCATCTCGCACTTGTCGAAGGGCGTGCCCATGAGCCGCCCGAGCGGAGCGAATCCGCGTGGCAGCGCATTGCCGATGTGCGGCGCGATCGGTGGCCGGCGTTCTTGGATCGTCTGGAGAAAGCCGGGGTGCTTGCGAGGCGCGCTGACGGTCGCGTGACGGGTCCATGGGCTGAACGTGTGTATGCGCAAAGGGTGCGGGAAAGCGATCGGAATCGGGCCAACCGTGGTGCCGCCGACGCTCGCTCAGCAGGTGGTCATCGGGCGGTTATCGACCCTTTATCGGGTCGATATCGGGTCGATAACGAAAACCGTCCACCCGATGCGGTCGAAAAAGGCGAGACAGATCAAGGGGCGGGTGCGACGGCTGATAAACGGCCGTTCGCAAAAGAAAATAGAAAAGAAGAAGTAGAAGAAAGACCCCTTAGCCCCACCGGCGAAGACGCCGGCGGGGTTGAAGGCGAATGTTTGGGTCGGGATGAAGGGCCACTTCCGCAGAGCCTGCAGATGTTGATCGACCTGTGCGCGGACGGCCGCCACATCGAGGTTGTTGATCTTCTGCTCCGGCCGATCCTTGAAGCGCGCAGGTTCTCAGATGCCGACAGGCTCGGCAGCCTGCTCTCGCTGCGGGACAGCGCCAAAGATCTCTCCCGCGAACAGCTTGAAAAGGCCGCGAAGCTGGTTCTTGCGCTCCCCTTCCGAACGATCAAGCGCGAACGGATCGCAGAGGCGATCGATCAGGTGCGGAAGGCGGGGGCGATGGTGGTCATTCGTTCCGGGACGCCGCAGTTTAGCGCCTGGATCGCTCACTGGCAGCGCACTGAACCAAAGCTCGCGAAGCTGGCAGCGCGCGCTGACAAATGGCAGGCGCCAGCGACGTGGCCGCCAGCAAACGACCGGGCAGCGCACTTGGTGGGGGTGGCGGGATGAAGTACAGCCTGACAGAAGCTCAGCAGAAGTTCGCCGCGCACTACGCGGAGCACGGGAAGCAGGCGGATGCTTATCGCGCCGCCTACGGCTCTGAAATTTCGTCTGACAAAGCGAGCGAACGCGGGCGCTGCCTCCTGCGAAATCAAGCTGTGCGCGATCTCGTCAGCGACCTGCGTGGCACTCCCCTCCCCAAAATGGAAACAGCCCGAGATCCGCGGACCCCAAAGCCAGCCAGAAAGATAGCCGCACCGCGCGAATCGGGTGTCGCTCCAGCGATCACTGCGCTCGCGGCCGTGGCAGGTTGCGCTGCTATCCCCCCCGCGCACCGGTTAGCTTCCATCGAATTGCTGCAGGGGGTGCTGTCGAGTTTGGCCGAAGAATTGCGCGGAGCAGCCCCCCTCCCCCGCACCGATGACGTGCGGGAGTTGCGCACGCACAAGAACGGCGGCAGCATGGTCGGCAACGGCGCTGGGCGGGATAATTCTGCCGGCGCCAATGGGCGGCACTGACCGAAGGCGCTGGGGAGCGACGGGCGATGGCATCGAAGGCGAACCGAAAGGCGAAGATCGGCAGTGGGGGCTCTCCGGCTTCGGTGACACGGTTGCCGACCAAGAACACGAACGGCGGCGCCCAGCGCGATCAGTCGCCTCCCATGCCGCCAGCGTCGACCATCGCTTTAGCGGTCCAATCGGTTGACTATGCCCCAGGGCGCTCAGTTGCGCTTGCCAGCGGCGAAGTCATCCGCCTCAGAGAACTGCCCGCCAGCGCGCTCGCTGCTGGCTTCCTGGCCTGGATGCGCGAGCATGGTCTATCTCGCCGCGAATGGACCGTGGATGATCTTTGGTATCTTGTCGAAGAGGACTTCGCCGTCGCGCTGGGCTTCGCTCTCCCGCCTCGCCGCGTGTTCCTGGGCGCTCTGCAGAAGTGCGCCGGCGTCGAAGTTCAGTACGACCGCCGCGTCTACGACCGTCAGGGCAAGCTGCTTCGCAAGACGACGTTCTACAGGTTCTCGCCCATGGCAGAGGCTGCGACCGACAAACCGTCGCTTGACCTCCCACTGTTCGCGGTGGCGGCTTAGCGCCCAGCGCGCCGGCACCACCCCCGCCGACGCGCAAAAGAAAGCCCCGGTGCGGTTCCCCGCCCGGGGCTTTCTCGCGTCATGCGCTGGGCTCAGCCAAGCGCCTTACGGCGGCCGTCGACACGGCGGCGAGGAAGATCGCCGGCGGCCTCCCAATCAGCCATCCAGTCGCTCAGCGTCGACCGTGCGACGCCGACAGCGCGGCATAGCTCCGCCTGGCTGGGGAACGTCCGGCCGGCTGCGAGTTCATCGCGGATTGTCCGAAGCGTCCGGGCCTTGGCGTCTGGCAGCGGCACCACGTTCGCCGGCAGCGGCGCCGAACGTCCGGGCGGCCGAGGTTCCGGGGCGGCATCCGAGGCGAGAAATCGGGCCCGGATGTTCGCCAACTCCTCATCGGACAATCCTGCCGGACGATCGCTCGCCAGCGCCGGACGGTTCTCATTCGCCGGACATTGAGCCGGACGGCCGAGCACGTACATTCCGAAACACGCCGCCAGCTCGATCGCGAAGCCAACGATGGCGATGAGTATCCACGCGGCCGTGGAGACGCCGACGCCGGCGGCACTCGCCAGCGCTTCGGCCTGCGGATCGGCAGACGCCGGCCGCGGTCCAAGCTCCTCGAGGCGGGTTGCCGCCTTGTCGCGTGCCGCCTCGAGTTGACGCTTGCGGATTGCCGCTGCCATCTCCTGGCGGAGATCGAGGAGCGGCTTGCAGGCTTCAAAGCTCGCGTCGCGGGTAATGTCGGTGCACTCGCGCGTGTTCACGAAGACGCGGCGCGGAACGCCCGCCCGGTCCATATCGGCCCGGATGGCGTCTGGCGTCCGCACAGCGCCCAGCGTGGCGAGTTCTCGCACGGCGGCCTTGTGATCGGTGTCCGCGCGATCATGGGCGCCGATGACGTGCGCTGGGCCTGCGACAAGGGCATCGCGCAGCCGGAGTAGCACGCCGTCGACCGCGATCATGGAGGCGACGAAGAGCACGAGGAACAAGGGCAGCGCGATCATCCGCCGCCAGAAGCCGGGGCCATCAATGACGGCGCCGAGCGCGTTGGACTTAATGTAGTCGGCGGCGCCGGCAATGAGGCCGAGTCCGACTGCTGCGGCCGGGTGCACGACCAGGCCGAGCATGGCGTAATAGCTGGCGGAAAGGCCAGCAGAGCCGAGGCGCACGGTTTCAACTGCCGCGCGTGCCGGCAACGGTGGCGCGCTGGGCGCCTCAGTGGTACGGGTGAACATAGTCGAGGCTCCTGGGCTAACAGGGGTTGAGACGAGGCCTCCGGCGCGGGTGAAGACCGTTCCGGGGGCCGCTTTTTGTTTGGCTGCTCATCAGGGCGGAGCTGCCACGCTCCGCCGACAGGGCCGCGGACCCTGTTTCGCTTTGCATCCCGGCGCCTATCTCGGGGACCTTGTGGAGGGGTGGACGGGGCGTCCTACTCGCTACTCCTAGCCGGGCTTTTTCTGTGTCTCTCGGCTGTCGTTTCGCTTCCGGGCCGTCTCTTTGAGGTCGGGGCGGTGCCTGGGGCGCTACGGGCTGGCGGTTGCCTTGCTGGCGCTTGCGGCCCAGGACGGTTCAGAAACCCACCGCCCCGTCTCTGACCCCATTACTGCACAATGTGCAGTGTTTTGCAATGGGGCTCCTGCACTTTGTGCACAGGGCGCGTTGACATTTTCGTGCACTATGTGCAAGGTTCGGGATATGTTCCCGGCCGCAACCACTACTGAGACAGTTGTTCCTGCGATGGACCCAAGCCGCATCAAGGATCTGCGCGTAGCATTGGGTATGACGCGGGAGGAGTTTGCAGACGCGCTCGGGCTCAAGCTGCGAGCGATATTCTACTGGGAAGCGGGCGAGCCGGGGCGCGGGCCAACGGGTCCGGCACTGATTTTGTTGCACATGCTTGAACGCCATCCCCGGCGCATCAAAGAGATTCAGGAACTCGCCGCTCTTGCGAAAGCTGAGGAGGAAGAGCCCGATGAGAAGAAAGGTCGGCGCCGCTAGTCCCCGCGCCATATTGGCATCGCGCACCGTCGCGCAGCATTCCACCATTTGCCGACCGTTTTCCGAGGCACACGATAGCCGCGATGACGCGAATGCCGCGCTCGATCAGCTTGAGCGATGCGTCGAGGTCGTGCTTGCAGCCGGTGGCGAGTTTGCATTGCGCCGGCGGCTCGCCAAGGCGCTGGGCCCTGGCGCACTGATTTAGCGCCGGAGCATTGCGACTGCACTTTGTGCATTTTGGCCCTTGCTGTTGGACTGCACAATGTGCATATTGGCTGCAACACACTCACAGCGAGGCCACGCCATGAACGAGATCAGCACCACTCTGCAGCCGGCCACTCTGCCCGCGCCGATCGCAGCCCAGCGCGCCGCTGACGAGCTGCTGGCCGCATTCCTTCGCGGGCGCTCGCCGCGCACCATCGCCGCATATGGCAAGGATCTGGAAGCCTTCCGGCAGCACGTTGGCGCAGCGACGATCTCTGAAGCGCTGGGCGCCGTGACAGACGCTCCGCAGGGCGAGGCAAACCGCACGGTGCTCGGGTTCCGGGATGCGATGAGCGAAGCGGGGCTTGCGCCGGCGACGGTCAACCGGCGGCTGGCGGCGATCCGCTCCGCCGTGAAGCTCGCCCGGGTTCTGGGCTACACCGTCAACGCCATTGAGATCGGGGGCCTGCGCTCGGAATCGTATCGCGACGTGAAGGGGCCAAGCGTTGGCGCCCTGCAGGTGATGCTGGACGCCGCGCGCGCCGACGCCGACACATGGCGAGCGGCGCGCGACGTGGCCGCGCTGCGCCTCACGTTTGACCTGGCGCTGAGGCGTGCCGAGCTGTGCGGCCTGCGCCTCGCTGACATTGAAGGCGACCGCGTGTGGCTGATGCGGAAGGGCAAGCGGCAGCGCATCGCCAAGACCATGCCGCCGGCGACGATCAAGGCCGTGCACGCCTGGCTCTCGATCCGTCGCCGGATGCAGGTCGACCATGATGCGGTTTTCGTCAGCCTGTCCAATTGCGCGCTGGGCGCTCCTCTCTCGGCCGATGGATGGCACAAGATCGTCACCGACCTCGGCAACCGCGTTGGGATCAAGGTGCATCCGCACGCGATCCGACACGCCTCGATCACGGCGGCGGCCGTCGCGACGGGTGGAAACATGGTCGACGTGCAAGAGCATTCTGGGCACGCGAACATTGCAACGGCGCGCCGCTACGTGGCCGCAGCCCAGGACGCCGCCGGCAAAGTTGCGGCCATGGTAGCGGGGACGCTGGAATGAGCCCGCCCACCGATGCCCAGCGCGCCGCTCTGCCGGAGACATTTGATGCTCAGCTGGTGCAGCTCGCCGGCGAACTGCTGGAGGCACACAGGAGGGCGCGGGCGGCCTTTGCGCTTGCTGAGGACGCCATAGACCTGGGCGACGAGGAAGCCGCTCAGGAGCACGATGCAGAGGCCATGGAGCACGCCCGCCACGCTGAGGCGATTGCCCGCCGCATGACGTCGCTGCCGGCGGAGACGCTGGAGGGCATGCGGGCGAAGGCGCGGGCCGTGGAATGGTTCTATCCTGACGCCGTGATCGATCTCGGCATCAGGGGGCGGGCGACGGATGTAGAATTGGCGGAGAGCATCCTCGCGGATCTGCTTCGCAACGAAGCGGCCAGCGTCGTGCTGGGCGGTAACTGACAGGGAGAGCACAATGCAGCAGACGGCAATCGAGACGAACAAGCGGGCGCCCGGCGCTGGCGGCGATGCGGAGCTGGTAAGGCTGGCAGCACTGGTGAACGCGGCATTCGAACGCGAGCAAGCAGCCTTCGCTGCCGCGGAGCATGCGAACGCTCAGGGGGCCACGTTTGCCGAGGTGGGCGCGATCGAAGAGACGGCCGGACCGCTGCACCGGGAAGCGATGCGCCATGCTGATGCGATGCTGGCGCACCAGGCGCAAGGCCTGCCTGGGCTGTTCGCGTTGACCGATGCCATTGTCTGCGCGCTGGGCGATGAGGGAGAGCTGGAGCAGCCCGAGCTGCACTTCCCTGATGCGCCGGACGTGGCGGCGCTGCTGTTCAAGCTGGTGCGCGATCTGCGCCGGATGAGGACCGACGCCGCGCCGACCAACTCCACCCCCAGCGCTTGAGGAGACACCAGTATGCCGACCAACGTAGACCAGACGGCGGGGGCCGACGCTGACGTGATCGCCGCGGCCGCGGGGCTGGTACAGGCGCTTGCTGCTGTGCGCACAGCCGAAGAGGAAGAGGATAACGCCTTCGCGCTGGGCGAGCGCGGCGAGGCGATGGAGCAGCGCCGCCGGACGGTGGAGACGTATGCTCAGGCATCGGCCCGCGCGGCTATTGAGCTTGCTGGGATGCAAGCAAAGTCGATCGCGGGTGCGGGCGCCAAAGCTGAGGCGATCAAGGCCTGGCTGCACGATGATCTCGGCTGGCCGCATCCCCGGTTGAGTCCCGATCCCGAGGGCATGCTGCTTCGCTCGCTGGTGGGCGACGTGCTGCGGATGACCGAACACACGGCGCCGGCAAGCAAGGCCGCGTAACGGCTCTAGGGGGGCAGGATGGCGACGATTGCAGAGGCGGCGCGGCATATCGATCTCTCTGAACGCCGGTTCAGCGAGTTGCTGGATGCGGGCATCATCGAGCGCCAGGACCGCGGGAGATACGATCTCGAAAAGGTGCGCGTGGCCTACATCAGATGGATGCGTTCGCGGCTGCTTGGCCAAACCGAGAAGACGGGCTCGGAACTGGAGAAAGCCGCCGACGAAGCCCGCCTCGCCAAGGCGAAGGCTGATAAGGCGGAGATGGAAGCCGCGCAAATGCGGGGCGAACTCGTCACGGTGCAAGAGGTAATTGAGCCCTTCCAGAACGCGGTGCTGATCATGAAAACGCTGATGCTGGCACTACCGGCCAAGGTTGCAACTCAGGTCGGGGCGAAGAGCCCGGCTCGCGCTGAGGCCGTCATTCGCGAACATGTCACCGAAGCGCTCGATGAACTTTCGAGGGTCAGGGTCAAACGTGGCGGCGGCAAGCCCGATTGATCGCACTTTGGGGGATAGGATGACGACGATTGCAGAATGCGCGAAGCACCTGGACATGTTGCCCGGCCGCTTCGAGGATCTGGTGGCGGCTGGTGTGATCGAGAAGCCCGCAGCCGGTGGCTTTGTCCTCGATGACGTGCGCGCCGCTTACTTGAACCATCTGCGAGCGCGCGCATCTGGCGGCGTCGATCGGTCGGGGGTGGAGCAAGAGAAGGCCGCAGACGAGGCACGTCTGGCGAAGGCGAAGGCCGACAAGGCGGAAATGGAGGCGCAGGAGATGCGCCGCGAGCTGCTGCCGGCGGGTGATTTCGCAGCCGGACTGCACAACGCCGTTGCGATGTTAAAGACGCGGCTCAACGCTGTTTCATACCGCAAGGCTCCAATCGTCCATTGCGCTGCATCTGTAGCTGCAGCCGAGAAGGCTATCCGAGTTGAGGTCGACGAAGCTATGACGACGTTTTTGGCCTTCGACCCTCTGCGGGTCACGGAGTAGGCAGAGCGATGGCGACAATTGCCGAATGCGCTAAGCACCTCAATTTATCGGAGCGCCGAGTTATCGAACTGATCGAGGCCGGCGTCATCGAACGACAGGATCGCGGCGCCTACGACTTTGACGCCGTTCGGGTGGCCTACATTCGATACTTACGGCAGCGTGCACTGGGCTCTCGCGAGCGCACGGACGCCGAAATGGAGCGAGCGCTGGACGAGGCACGGCTGGCGAAGGCGAAGGCCGACAAGGCGGAAATGGAGGCGCAGGAGATGCGCCGCGAGCTGTTGCCTACCTCCGAAGTTCTCGCCACGCTGCCAAAGATGAAGGCGATCGTGAGCGCCCGCGTTGCGCAGATACCTAAGCGGGCGGCCAAGCGAGCCCGTGAAGCCCGGTCTATTTCCGATGCCGAGCGCATCATCAGAGAGGAAGTCAATCAGGCGCTGGATGATCTCGGTGCCACGGTGGTTGTCGCCGCACCAGAGAGCAAGGGTGCTCCGCCAACGGCTGCAGCATAGGACGCGACAGGAAAGGCCGGGGGGTATTTCGGCCGGCGTGGGTGGGCTGGCAATGCAGAGTGTTCACCTGATCCGAGCCCGGCCGGGACCGACGACCCGGCCGGCATCGGGCCGCCGGCCCGCGTCGTTTCTCTCTGAAGGGTTTCCATCTGTGTCGACAGTCAGGGGCGTGACGTGCCTTGAAGGCGGCCAGCGGCCGTGACAGGGCGGCCGGCGGTAGGTGAAACAATGGAGACAACGAACTGTCAGCGAGTCCGCCACCTTCCGAACCGGGTCGGCGTTGCCTTCGTCAGCGTCAACGTAATGACTCGATCTCAACACCACGCTGCACGCCTCGCTGCCCTCGCCACCCCACCCCCACCCCCCCCCCCGTCGCGGGTCCCTTTCGGCCCCCCTACCCCCATCGCGGGTCACGCCCGACCCCGAGGCCCCGCTAGATGCAGAACTTTTTTCGAGGGGGTTCCGCATGTTGGGGGCGGATCAGTTATCATCAGAGCCCACATGTTGGCTCTAGCGGGGGACTTGGAATGAGAGCGGCAACAGCGAAGACGCTTCGGAGCCAAGTGGCGAACGACAATGGCGGAGACGCCGTGCCATCGGCTTCTCCGTCTCTTTGGCCGGGACGGCTCAAGCGCGCGGGCGATACCTTGGGCGACTGGTTTGCCGATGCCTTCATCATCGGCGGAGCGCTGTTGCTTCTGACGGCATCGGGGTGGCTGTGAGAATGCGCAATATAGGCGTGGCGCTCATCGGGAGTGGATTGCTGATCGCAGCCGGCACCGCTCAGGCTGCCGATCCCAACGGCCAGACACCGTGCAGCGAAGTCCGCGCCATCTTCGATGCCGAACCGCCTAATCTCGCCACTGTGAAGTCGGCGGTTCTTTCTATCGAGGCGGTTCTGGAAAGCCTTGACGCCCAGCGCGCCAAGGCCGGGCGGCCCCGTGTGTTTTCGAAATTGAATGCCGAGGGCCGGGAGACAACGGTGGCCATTGTGACGGCAAGCTGCGGCGAGCATCCCGCCGACGCCCTGACAGAGCGGGCAGCGGAAGTGCTCGATACTGCCGGAGCTATTCGCGCGCTGGGCCAGTAGAGCTGCCGCGGGTCCCTCTAGTGAGGTTTCACGCTGGCGGCGCGGCGGCGGCCCGATATGCGTCCATTTTTGGGCCCCGAAAAACCTCAACTCCGATTCCGGTTCTGCTCCGGCAAGGGGAGTCAAAAGCCGCGATCGGCGCCCTGTGCGATGGCCATTTGGAGCGCACAATCGGAATTGGTGCCCCAACGGTCGCGCCGCTGCGGGCAGCGGGTACCGCCACTCCACCTATCCACAGGGGAACGCCTACGGCCTCGCCTTCGGAAAGCTCACGGTGCATGATGCGTGCTTGTCGCATCTCGGACCCAGGTGAACGATGATCGCCAGAATGCTCAGCACCTTTTTGGCCGTTGTGTGGGGGTTGGTCGCGCCTGCGATGGCCGAGACCGCAATCCCTGATCTAGATGCCATCGCACTCTGCAAGCGGAACGCCGCCGCGATCGACCAAGGCGCCTTCGTCGTCAAAGCCTGTCTCGAACAGGAGCAGGAGAGCTACAACGCGCTTAAGGCTCGCTGGAGCGCGCTCGATGAGCAGACGCGCCTGGTGTGCACCCAGAACGCCGCTGCCATCGATCAAGGCTACTATCTCATCCGCGCCTGCGTTGAGCAGGAGCAGGAGGCGAAGGCGGCGGTGGACGGGTTTCAGTTCAAGCGATAGAGCCCCTGGCGTAAACAGGTAGGCAGACGACTAAACCAAGCTATTGAAGGGTACGTCGACATAGACGGTTCCGTCATCGAGCGAGGTGAGCGTTAGCCCCCGCTCAGCAACGAGCTGTTCGGCAACGTCGCCTAGCCGTTCGAATGGCTCTTTGCTACCCCATGAGCCGTACGAGGCACGAAGCTCATTCAGTGCGGCTTCCAGTTCAGAACAGTGCGGCTCGAACCAGTGACCCTGTAGGACGGACTTGGTGCGCGCTAGGTCCATCATCGTCCGATTGCTGCTCGCAAGGTTCCCAACCTGATAGGATGCGTATCGGAGCAGCGCCCCATAGATGGCGAAAATCTCGCCGGCGATGCGGCCGTGGTCGCCGTGCACCCGGTAGGACCACATTGCAGTCAAGGCGACGGCATCGACCCGGTCTAACGTATGCAGGAAGGTGGTCTCAAGGTCCTCGGTGAGGTCCCGACCGAACGGCGCTGCCAGAAATGAGGCAGCATACTCATCCCAACAACTCATAATTATCGGCCAGCGTAGCTCGTCCCTGAAGTCGCCAACTTGCGGCTGGAGCAGGGTCCCAGGGAAGCAAGCATCAAATTTGCTGGTGATCTCAACGTGTGCGCATTCGTGGGCCAGTATCTGAACGGCTCTATCAAAGTCGGGATTGGCGTCACTCTCTATCGGTACGATGATCTCGCCATTGAGCACGATGTGGGTCTTGATCTTGCCGTGACGAACCACCAGCGGGGACATGGCGACACCCTGAGCGAACTCAGTCGACGCGGACAGCGGAGTGATGGTCTCAAACCCACGGTCGAGCGCCGCCAGCGCTTGGTTGTAGTCCCCAGCTATTGTCACGCCGTCCAGATTGGCGAGGTCGAAATGCTCGCCGAAAAGGGACACGTAGTTGCTGATCAGGCGGCCGAAGGCTTCTGCGCGCTCCCGTTCGGCAAAACAGCCGACTGCGATGTTGTAATTCGGGGGAGCTGTGGTCCGGCGCTCCACGGGTTCTGCAGCAGGTGTGTCGCTCATGACAGGACAGGTGGCCCAGCGCGCGATTCGCGTCTAGTCCCGTAAAGGGTCATTATAGGGACTAGAGTTGCCCCATCGTTCCAAGTAAACCCGTTGAAGCTGTTCGTAATTTGTTCAGCGATAGCAGGGGCGGGTTGGACGGGGTGGGAACATGGGGGGCGAAAAGCGAGCACGGCTGTCCGCAACGCGGCGGTTCGTAGCCGAGCATCCAAACTGTTGTTTCTGCGCTGGGCTCCGACCTGCATCGACCCGGGAGCACATGCCGCCTCGTTCGATGTTCGACCGCTCTCACCGACCCGACCAACTGGTGATGCCAGCGTGCGAGCTATGCAACAGCTCAACTAGCACCGCAGACCTTACTGCCTCGATCGTTAGCCGGTGGCACTATGGCATCACCGAAACAGAGTTCGAAGATCATGCTCGGCTGGCGGCTCGGTTGCGAAAGCAGGCCCCGGAGATCGTAGCGGAGTGGCTTTCCGGCGCCAACGAGCCATTTCACGCGAGCCGCGGCCGGCGACACCTGCGAAAAAATGGCGTGGATGTCCCGCTTGATGCCCAGGTGGTCACCATTGGCCCTCACACTATTCGACAGCTCAACATCTTCGCGCGGAAGGCTGCCCTAGCCCTTTACTTCGAGCATTTCCGAAGCCCCTTGCAGGCGCCGCTGCTGTATTCGACCGGCTGGCACACCAAGGAAGACTTTGAAGCTCGCCCACCCATTGACCTGCTAAAGATCCTTCCAACTTACGCAACGCTGCAGCAAGGCCAGTGGTCGACAAGCGATGCCTTCGGATACCGATTCAACATCAATCGGGACGAGGGCTTTTTCGCATTCTCGGCACACCTCCGCCGGGGGCTGTTCGTTACCGGCTTCGTGGTGCCGGCCATTCATCTTGCCGACGATGATGACGAGTGGTTCAGCCCCGGCGATCTGGCTGACCTCGTTCACTCGCCCGCCCTTGCCATTCGACAGCAGTCTGGTAGCCGAAGCTCATAGATGTGCCGGGGCGTGTGCCGGGGTGAGTGTCGGCGGAAATTTCCGCCATTCAATTAAAACAAGGGCTTAGGCCGCATTTTTGGAGGACACTCCCGCCGCCATTATATCTGACCTCGCGTGTAGGTTCCTGTTTCTAGCCAGATTGGGGCCAATTGATTTTTTTCCGGTAGGCTCACTTTCGCGCGGCAGTCCATCACCCACTTGCCTCGATTGCTGACTTGTCCGGCACAATCACGCATGCTTGGCTTTC